TGTCGACCCTAGGCAACTCGCGGCTTAGGACCTCGGCATCAAATTAGCGGGGCCCTCTATCTCCAAAGCTTTGAGGTGATAGAAGATCTATGAAGCTACCGAAACCAAGAGCCTGTTTGTCGGCGCTTGGCGGAGGGAACAGCGAACTTCGGGTTCGCATAAAAGATAGACTGTAATGGGAGAAACTGCAATGAATGGGCTTTCGGACAGGGGTTCAACTCCCCTCAGCTCCATGTATTTTACTCAAGTCGATTTTTATATCGATACGACCGTCATTATAAACGGTAGCTTTTTTAACATAAGCCTCGATCGCAGCTCGCTTCTGATCAGGGCTTTTTTCATGCAGATTTTTATATGGCTGCATTTTTAAAGCGATCTCGTCTCTATCTGGCAAGGATATTGCTCTCAATTGTCTCTTGGCTTCATCTATTCTTGATTTTAGATTTTCTTTCCTTATTTCCAGATCATCCAATTTCGTTTTCATGGACGATTGAAACATTCCTTGCGCGATTGCATCGACAATATTGTCTATTTGCTTATTGATGCCTGTAAGCTCTGATTCATATTTCTTAATATCGTCAGGAATTTGAGAACTCATAGATTTTGCATTTTCGATTATCTTGTCGATAATACTTGAACTGACCACATCAGAAAACAGCTTCTCATCTAATTCATTAATAACATGGGCCTCAATCTTATCTCGGTTTATAATTGTTTTAACACATTCATTTTTCTTTTGTCTACGATTAGAGCATTCATAGACGATATACAGATGTTTATTTGATCCACCATGAAATCTGGCACCATTCATATATCCTCCGCACTCGCCACAAAACAATTTACCGCTTAGCATATACAATTCTTTTGCCCTAGATGATCCTGCCCCACGCTGAAGCCGGCTTTTTAATATTTGTTCAATCTGATAAAAAACTTCCTTGTCAATAATGGCCGGTACGCCATCTTCAATTCTGATAATTTCTTCTTCGTCATGCTGAATATCTTGTTTTTTTCCACCAACTAAAACACGCTTCTTTTTATTATAGATATACGTGCCAATGTATTTCTCGTTTTTCAATATTTCATTAATGGACCTTGATGAAAAGTCTGAATTATATTTTGTCTTATATCCATTCATTTTAAGCCATTTTCTAACATCAAGATAGCTTTGGCCTGCTAAAGTCATCTGAAATATTTGTTTTACTGCAATTGCTTCTTGCTCATTTATGACATATGTCTTATTCACAACATTGTAACCAAATGGCGGTTTACCCCCAGTATGCTTGCATTGCATAGCATTCTCTTTCAATCCCTTCATAACCTCCCTTGCTAAGTTAGCAGAATAATATTCTGCCATACCCTCTAAGACAGATTCAAGAATAATACTTTCTGGACTATTATCGAAGTTTTCTAAAACAGAAACGAGTCTTACGCCATTGTCGCGTAAGCTTTTTTTATAGATAGCACTGTCATATCTATTACGAGCAAATCTATCTAGCTTATGGCAGATGACAACATCGAAAAGCCCGTTCTTAGCATCTGATATCATTTGGATAAACTGAGGTCGATTATCGGTTTTTGCTGATACAGCTTCGTCTACATACGACCGGGTTATTTCATAACCGTTTTTTCCTGCATATTCCCTTATTGCTCTGATCTGAGCCTCAATGCTTTCTTCACGTTGATTATCGGAACTATATCGAGCATACTCCGCAGCTTTAATCATTGTAACCTCCGTCTATAAAGTTTTAATTCATTTTGAGATCTTTAATATAATTGGAAATATTAATCAAACTATCTTCTGACATATCAACAATGTCTTCAAATATTTTTTTTAACAGTTCATTATCATAAATAGATTGAGCCATCTGTCTAATGTATAATTTTTTCGAAGAATCGTTTTCTTGCCTTCCTAGTAAATAGTCAAGATCAACATTAAAAAAATCGGCAATCAGCTCAGCTGTTTCAAAGTCTGGTTCCCTGCTGCCTTGCTCCCAGTTCCCTACTGCGCTTCTTGTTACTCCTAACCTATCAGATATTTCATCCTGTGTTAGGTTATCTCTCACTCTTAATGACTTAAATATGTGTTGAAACTTACTCATTGCTTTCTCCCTTACAAATTTTTTATCATTATAACACAGAACGTGTCATTTTGTACAGTAAATTTTTTCAAATATACTATTGACACTATATGTGTCATGTGATAGTATATATTCATAGACACAGAACGTGTCGGAAAGAAGGTGTATTCATTGGACAGAAGAGACATTGGCAAAAGACTCATTGAATTACGAGGAAAAAAACAAAGAGAAGAGGTGGCAAACGATCTAAAGATTAGTTATTCTGCATTAACCATGTATGAAAATGGAGTACGAATCCCGAGGGATGAGATAAAGATAAGGATTGCAAATTACTATAAGGTATCCGTGCAGTCTCTTTTTTTTGATCTGCAATGACACTAAACGTGTCTGAAAGGAGAGGTTTTATGACTACCCAGCAGGCGGACATTTACCTGAGAGTTATAACAGGCATGAGTTTAGATGATTTTACTAAGAAATTGATTACTGAACATATGGAGGAAAGCAGAGCGAACGATACAACTAAATCAGACATAAAGCAGGTGGAAGCAAATGGATTTTCAAGTGACTGATCGAGTACATATGAAGCGCAATTTAAAAGGTATAGATACCTATGGAATTTCTCCGAGTGTTCTCAAAAAACATCGGAACACAGTATTCAAGATCCGCAAAGTACATGAAGATGAATCAGGTCAATATGCATTGAGATTTTACCGACTTCATCCTTTCACGAGCGGTAAGAAAATCAGCGATCCCTGGCTTGCATACTGGAACCCGTTAATGTTTGAAAAAGTCGGAGGGTAAGAATTATGACAACTAGAATTATCGAGAGAAATAGCAGAATCTCATTGCAAAAGATACTCCATGAGGCAGGAATTACAGATGAATTTTTGGAGGCTACTTATACAGATGGATTTGTTATTTTGAAACCATTCAAGCTGAGATGCGTGGCCTGCGGATGCACTGATGAGAAGAAGTTGAAGCTGCATACCGGAGGAATTCTACTATGTGAGAGCTGTATAGAAAAAGACACGGTCAGTATCAGGAAGGAGGATTTTTTAATTGAAAGAAAAGATTAAAGAACTGCTTAAGTTCGTGTTAGGATTTTTCGCTATCTTGAAGCTTTTTGGCACAATGGGATCCCTTCAGTGTTTGGAAATCTCATTTAAGCAAGCTCTTATTCAAGCTGGCGCCATCGGTGCAGGACTGATTATCGGAATAATCATTGCAACTATTAGGCAGTGCAGAGAGGAGTAATAGTTATGGCAACTCAGAATGTTCTACTGGTAGATAAAGATGCGGCAGACATCCAGAACAGAAGAATGCATGTATATCTTGACGAAGCTAATCGGGTGGATGCTTACAATTCTTTTAAGGCGTTACACGAAGCAACTCGAGCGTTAAACATCTGCAGAGGTATGTTTGAAGCCCTAAACGGTCTCGGGCTTATCGAGGCAGAGAACATCGTCAAGGATGACATATCCAGAATTGAATCCAAGATTGAAAACATCTACGAGGAGAAGAGAAGCAAGCATCTTCCTCGATGGCGATCGGAGGTATAAGCATGGCACGGTATAAGAAATGCAGAACATGCAAGCGTTCATGGCAGATTAGTGTTCTACAAAAGATACCGCCTACCGGCTATGAATGTCCTGATTGTGAAAGAAAAAGGCTCACCCGGTCTGGCAGGACCAAAGTGAGCGCATAACAAATATATCTAATGTGTATTATACGCGCAAAATCAAAGGAGGTCAATGTTTTATGAAAGCAACAGAATTAATAGGCAGAAATGCAATCAGAACAGCACCTACTAAAGCCATTGGTGATAGAAGTTATACCAATACACCAATACTCATCCTTAACGCTACGGATTCACACATCGTATATAAACATGCTGCTCCATTCGAAAAGAAGATTTTTGGAGACGAAGCCAGTGTATTGGGGTGCGATTTCGCAGATGACAACTGGACCGATTACGATGAGTTGATGCATGGGTGCATTAAGGTCCAGAATGATGAAATTGCTGTAGGGGAGGTTGAATAGTATGGCAGGAGCAAGAAAGCACATGGAGCGCAGCCATAGAAGCAATGCGCACAAGGATAAATCATTTCGCCGTTTTACAATGAAGGCGATACATACCAAAGATCAGAAGGCACAGCGCAAATCATTTGTGGATAGTCTTAAGGCTTTACTCCACAGACACCAGGATAAGTAGGAGGATACCCATGTTGGTTATAACAATTATATTAATTATTGTCTTGGCATTGAACTTAGTCGGAGACATCGTTTATACCTTTACCAAGAACAAACACACCAAAGTTATAGAGGCGCGCTGCGAACTCATCGAAAAACAGAATAGCATACTGTTTGATGACTTACAAATGACAACGAAAATCGTAAAAGAATTAAGTGATTTGATGCAGAAAACCGTTAATGAACCAGCTGCGGGACAGGAGGAGTTGTCATGAAGAATACCGGTATTGTACGGAAGCTAGATGAACTGGGAAGAATCACTCTTCCCATTGAACTTAGAAGAACGCTTGATGTAACCGAGAGAGATCCACTGGAGATCTACACGGATGAGGATACGATCGTTCTGAAAAAATACCAAGGAGAGGTGCATAGATGTGCTCACTGTGATGAAACCAAAGATCTGAAGAAGCTTGGAAAGAAGTACATCTGCAAGAAATGCGCTGCTGATGCGTTTGCTTTAGTAATGGAGGATTAGCGTATGTGCTACTATCATCCATGCCCTGAGTGTGGCGCTAATTTAGATCCAGGGGAAGAGTGTTCATGTGATAAGGAGGCTGATACCGAATGTACATCCCTGATAACAACGATGTTTATTCCGCCAATGAGCGCGAAGCCGATCGGATCCTTCGTCAGTACGAGGGAGTATCTGCGGATGAAGCAAGAGCTGATAATGAGCTTCCATGGGTAACTGTTCCGGACGATTATGGCAGGCGCGGAAGAAGTTTGTATTTTGAGGAGGAATAGGAATGACAGTATATGAGTGGATACAGGAATTAGCTCAATTCTCTCCGGATCTTAAGGTGAATATTGATTTTACCGCCAAGGGTTCCCATGAAGACATAAGAGCTGACAAGATCAAATTAAATCAATACGGATGTGAGCTCTGTATTGAATGTGAGGAATAGGAGGATTCTCAATGAATGAATTACAAATTGTAGTTGATATTAAGCCAAGTCTGATATCAACAAATTTTGAAGATATAAAATCTACTCTGTCAGAGCAGATGCAGGTTTACAAGGAGCTGGAAGTCACTGAGGATAACAAGGTTGAGCGTAAGAAAGATGTTGCTACGCTCCGGAAGATAGCTAAAGCAGTCAATGACAAAAAGGTTGAGGTTAAGAACGAGTTCCTGAAGCCTTACACCGATTTCGAACAGAATGTTAAGGAACTAATCGAGATAATTAATGAACCGATTGGGATCATTGACAACCAGGTTAAAGAGTTTGAAGAGAGACAGCGCCTACAGAAGCAGGAGGACATCAAAGCGACATTCACTACCATCATCACTGGATATCCGTCTCTCATCGACGAAATTGGTCTCGTGGTTATATACGACAACCGTTGGGAAAACGCAACGGCCTCGATGAAGTCTGTAAGGGATGAAATGACCGCTAAGCTTAACACAATCCGTGACAATGTCGCTCTAATTAGTTCTATGGTATCAGATAAGACAGAAGAGGCTCTGAGGCTGTTCTGGGGTGATTTAGACGTTGCCAAGGCTATGCAGATGATTAATCGTTATGAAGCTCAGAAACGCGAGATACAAGCTCGTATGGAAGAACAGCAACGTAAAGATAGAGAAGCCGAGGAAGAGCGTCAGAGACAGGTCAGAGAATGTGAGCTGGAACGCGAGAGGCAAAGAGTTCGTGAGGAAGAATTGGAGCGGATCCGGAAAGAAGAGCAGATCAAAGAGGAAGAACGCCGTAAAGCTGCTGAAGTAGAGGAGAAGATCCGAGAGGAAGAACGCTTAAAAGCAGCTGCAGAGGAAGAGCGTATTCGCGAAGAGGAAAGGCTTGCTACAGAGAAGCGGCTTATGAGTGTTAAGGAACCTGAGCCGATTGATGATTTGGAAGCTCCTTTTGATGCCGATGCGATAACGGCTAATTTCACAGTTTCTGGTACTAATGAGGAGCTCCATCAGGTAGAAATGTATCTTAATAGTATTGGGCTAGTTTATGAAAGGAAGGATTTCTGATGGCCGAAAACGGAAAGATTTATGAAGCAATCAGCAATGTCATGGCTGAGATCGGAGCTATTGGTAAAAACAAGCAGAACGAACAACAGAAATTTATGTATCGCGGTATCGATGATGTTATGAATGCGCTGCAGCCGGCACTTGTTAAACATAAGGTTTTTATTGTTCCTGAGGTTACAAGCGAGGAGAGAAGCGAGCGATCATCAATCAAGGAATTCCAGGGACAGAAAAAGGAAAGTGTTCTTCTTTATACTAGGCTAGGGATTACATATAAGTTCTTTGCCGAGGATGGGAGTTTTATTGAAGCTAAGGTTATCGGTGAAGCAATGGACAGTGGAGATAAAGCAACAAACAAGGCAATGTCAATCGCTTATAAATATGCTTGCTTCCAGGTGTTTTGTATCCCGACCGAAGAAATGATTGATCCGGATGCGGAAATTCATGAGCCTACTCCAAAGAATGCAAAGGATACCAAACAGGATGAGAAGCCCAAGCCACAAAATCAAGCCAAGGCAGAGAAGCAGCAACCAAGTACATCTCAGCAAGCTCCTACGGCCGATCAGATGGCTGCTGTCGCTCAGCAAAAGATAAATGAAGCAAAAATCAACACAATCCGTGGTGAACTTCAGAGAACCGGAGTTCAAGAATCTGCAATATGTAAGCGATATGGTTTCTCTACATTAGCAGACTGTACCGAGGAATTATTTATCAAAGTTATGAATGCACTAAAGAAAACTAAAAGTAAGGAGGCATAGGCATGAACTTAATCAAGGTTAAATTTTTAAAAATGGGTGAGCCATTCGGAAGAGATTACACATATCGCACGGAGATACCGGTTAGTGTCGGGGATACGGTAGAACTTCCTCATGCAAAACCCACGATACTAGACCTTCCGTATTCTCGGGGTATAGTCACTCAGATCAACGTTCCTGAAGTTGAGATTGAGGCGTTTAGGGATAAGGTAAAAACCATAATCGGTAAGGTGGAGCTAAAGGAGGTTATTACTAATGAATAGTGTACATTTAGTCGGAAGACTTACCAGGGATCCCGAGGTCAGATATACAGATGGAGGAAAATCGATTGCAAGATTTACAGTGGCAGTTGATCGCAGATTTAAACAAGATGGAGGTCAGACAGCTGATTTCATTGGTTGTATTTCATTCGGTAAGACAGCCGAGTTTCTTGAGAAATATTTTCACCAAGGAATGAAGATCGGACTTGATGGTAGGATCCAAACGGGGTCTTATACAAATAAGGACGGTGTCAAGATTTATACAACAGATGTAGTTGCGGAAAATGTGGAATTTGTTGAGAAGAAAGCCGACGGCGGTGGATACTCCGATTATAATTCACAATATACGCCTTCTTCGATTGGCGACGGTTTTATGAATATTCCGGACGGCATTGACGAAGAATTGCCCTTCAACTAATGGAGACGCTTATGAGCCTTACGATACAAATCGATAGTCGAGAAAAAGCGAGGGCAATCACCAAAATTGTATCCGAGTTCGATAAGCAAGGGGTTAAACACTATGTAAGTAAGCTGTGGACCGGGGACTATATGTCCCTGGATAACCCTAGGCTAATCATTGATCGGAAACAAAATCTTTCTGAGTATTGCGCGAATACATGTCAAAATCATGACCGTTTTCGGAGTGAGCTTATTCGAGCTCAGGAAAATGGTATTAAGCTGATCATCCTAATAGAGCATAGCAACCGGATAAAGTCAATTAATGATGTTGAGACATGGGAAAACCCTAGAAGGTATGTAAAAAGAAAGCTATGGGTTGAAGATGAGTTATTGTCAGATGGATCTGGAGAGGAATATTGGGAACTCGGGTATTGGAAAGAGTGGATTGAAGAAACCAAAGCAATGACCGGTAAGACACTGGCTCAAGTGATGCGAACCCAGGAACGGAAATATGGCTGTGAATTTCATTTTTGCGATAAACTTCATACCGGTAAGAAAATCATAGAGTTGCTAGGCGGTGATCGACAGTGAACAAGGATGAAATAGAAGAACGTAAGGAATATTTAATTGCAACGGTTACCGTTCAAGATGTGCTGTCAAGATATGGGATTCCTGTCAAGTGGAAGCGCTGCCGAGGATGGTGCCATGGTGGTAAGGATTTGAATATGAAAGTATTCAGGGATGGTTGCCACTGTTTCGTATGTGGTCAAAGTTTTGATATATTCGATATTACCATGCACTTTAACAACTGCGATTTTTGGACTGCATTCGAACTGCTGGGAGGCACCGAGAAACCATCATTTACGGCTCAGCGCAAGGCTAAAACAGCAATGAAAGAACGTAAAGAGAGAATTATCAAAGAACGTAGAGAAAAGGCTGAATTAAAGCGAATACATGCTTATATTTCTGCCTATCGAGAACTCATATATATATCGGATCCGTTTTCTGATATATGGTGCGAAGCTCATAACCAATTACAACTTGAATTATACCATCTTGAGTGCATGACGGATGAGGAAAAGAGGTGATAACCCTGCAGGAAATCAATAGCTTGACTAGTGAGTCGATTTTATCTGAAGAAGTAATTTGCGAGGTCCTCGAAGAGCAAGATGAAGTGTTTAAGGCTAAGTTGCTCTTAACATTAATTGATAAAGCAAAAGATCTCGGAGTCAAAACTAAATTCGAGAAATTAGTAGCAGCGTATAAAAAAGAAAAAGCTAAATACGATAAGGGACAGAATAACAAAAGCCTCAACCAAGTCGAGCATGATGCTATGACTCATTTCGAAGGTGATTATCCTCAGATGAACTGCGGTATGTGGGTTGCTAATGAGAATGGAGTAAGCGCGTTTACCTACATGGGTGAAAGAGTAGCTTGTACTCATCCCATAATGCCAATTCAGATATTGATAAATGCAGAGACTGATCTTGTAAAAATTAAACTTGCATTTAAGTTTCGCGGTAAATGGAAGGAAATCATCGTAGACAATGAGGTGATATCGATAGCTAATAGAATCACTTCTCTTTCGAAATTCGGTATTGATGTTACGAGCGAAACCGCAAAAGCACTGGTTCAATACTTGGCGGATATGAAAAGTTATAACGAGTATCTGATAACTGAACAGATTTCAACTTCAAAGCTTGGCTGGATCAGGAACATATTCATGCCATATGATATGGGTGTTATTTTTGATGGTGACGAGAATTTCAAAAATACCTTCAGCAATATCACTGAATACGGAAGTTATCAAAAATGGCTTGAAGTTACTAAGAAGATTAGAAAAAAGGATCGCATCGAGCCTAGATTGTATTTGGCCGGATCCTTTGCTAGTCCGTTACTCTATAAATTAAATGCCCTTCCATTCATCATCAATCTTTTTGGAGAAACAGGAAAGGGTAAAACTGTGGCACTCATGATAGCAACATCGGTATGGGCGAATCCGGAAGAAGGTAAGTATTGGGTTAAGGCGAATGGAAGTCCGGCATCGGTTGAGATACGATTGGACTTTTTGAATAACTTACCCCTAATGATAGATGATCTTTCTCAGCTGCAAAAAAGGCTTAAGGATGATTTCTCCGAGTATGTGTATAACTTATGTAATGGCGGCGGAAAGGATCGCGCTACGGTCAATCTAGGGCTACAAAGGCAGCGTTACTGGAAGAATGTTATTGTGACCAATAGTGAGCGATCACTGATAAACGAGACCATGCAAGGCGGCGCAATAAACCGAATTATTGAAGTTGAGATGGAAGATGGATATCTATTTACTTCGAGCGAAGGCGGTGAGATAGCTGAGATTATTAAAAATAATTATGGATATGCCGGTAGAAATTTTATTGATCTAATTGAACAAATTGGATTGGATGAAATTCGTAAAATACAACAAAGATTTCTCAATAGGATTCTGGCGAGAGCGAAAGAGATTGGTGCAGAGAAAGAAGAAAAGCAAGTGTTACCTATGAGTATCTTATTAACAGCTGACAAAATCGCTACGGACCATATCTTTGAGGATGGAGCATACCTGGATTTTAATGCCTGTGTTGACATGTTGAAGGATAAAGGAGAGGTATCAGAGAATGAACGAGCTTACGATTTTATCTTGTCTGATATATCCATACATAAAAACAACTTTGTTCCTGACTCTTATGGGTGTTACAAAGGTGAAATATGGGGCGCTCTCGATGATGGATATGCCGTTATTCATAACAATATTTTCAAGGGAATGTGCGACCGTGGCAACTTCTCGGGTAAAGCATTTCTCAGTTGGGCTGATAAACAGGGATTACTAAAATACGGTATCGAGACTAAGGTTAAGAAGCTTGCCGGCAAGCCTACCAGATGTATTTTCTTGAAACTTGATGATCAAGAGCCAGAGAAAACCGAATCAAAGCCACAAATGGATGAGAACGGGTTCTATAAAGTATCACATCAAGAGGAGTTGCCATTTGATTAGGTTACAAAGTTACAGAGTTACACGAAAAAATAGACGCCCTTATATTTTTAAACTTGATTCCGAAAATCCTGATTCTCCTCGCGTGTATAGAGGTACTAAAAATAGCGTAACTTTGTAACCGTGACCGCAAAGCCTTAAAAATACAGCATTCTTTGGTTACAAACGAATGTAACTAATATGGTTTGAAGTGTAACCAATGGGTAAAAAAGCGTAACCAGACAGTAAATGAGGTGTTGATAATGGAAGATAATAACAAAAAGATACCTTCGCCACCGGAAGTTAGGCAGATAATGAATGATACTTACAATGTGTTTTATAGAAAATGGACTAATCCTGATACTGTATATGATCCGGACGTGATGATGCAGGAAGCGAGGGAACTTGATCGGAAGTATAATCATCAGAGCATTGTCAGTATAGCGGAGCTGATCATCTGTATTGAGGAAGAAAGAGTTAGGAGGGAGTAATTTGGATGAAGAGTTAAAGCAAGCTATTGAATCAGTCAAAGAACAACAACCGGTAGCGGTTAATCTTGATTGGTACCAGGATACGATAAAGCTTCCGGAGATTAAAGAATTCATCCGGGCGAATATAAACAGTGCAAGCAGGAGTTTTGTAGCGATCGGGTACTATCTCAAATATGTCAGAGATAAGCAGCTGTACAAGGAGGAAGGTTATTCCGGAGTATCTGAATTTGCAAAAGCCGAATTCGGTATCAGCGCAGCTCAAGCCAGTAAGTTCATGAGTATTAATGACAGGTTCTCAAAGGATGGTAATTCCCCGGTCTTGATGGATCAATATAAAGATTTCTCAAGTAGTAAATTATCCGAAATGCTTTATCTTACTGATGATCAGTTGGAGCAGGTAACAGTGGCAACTACTAATGTTGAGATCCGAGAGATTAAAAATCCAGTAAAGCAGGTTGATACATTTTCGGTACCGAAAACGGAACCAGATTCTCGAAAGCCATCTTACCTTAAGTGCGCAGCCTATGATTTTAATAAATTCGGAAAAGGTTGTACTGGATGCTTTTATGATAAGGCGGAGAATAATTGTCCTTATGACCGAACGGATTATTTTGCAGAAATTAAACGCAATGATGAACAGAAGATACGCTATGAAGTCCTTAAAGAAATGTGTAACACTCTTTGTAAAATGAGATCATATTCCCTTGAAAAAAGTAATTATAGCATGGAAGCAATTAAGAATGTATCAAGTGGAGATGCAGACTTCTCCTTCTGCTTCGGGGATGATGGTACTGGACATAGCAAGTACGATGCTGAATATAGAGCAAAAACCAATCAGTACCGTGTAAAGGAATTTGACGGAAACGGTAAATGGACTTTTGAAGCCGGCGAAATAGATCAGCAGATATGGAATTACAACGGGAACACTTGGAGGTTTAAACAGCATGAGTCCTCAAAAACCAATATTGTGAACGATCAGTCAGAGATTGTGGATAATGAGCCGGAAATCGTGAACGATGTGGATGTATATCCGGCCGAGGAAATGGAATGCAGTAATTGCAATTACAACATCATGAGCCGAGAAGAATACTTTTCCGAACATCCTGAAACTACAGAGTTTCCTTGCGATAACTGCGATAGCAAGCTTAATCACTGGATGCCTATGATTGAGAAGTTAAATAATATTTCTGATGAGGTAAATTGGCTTGAATCTGATCTGGTTGAAACTGTCGAAGCTGATATTATTCAGACGGTACCAGAGGACTTACCGAAACCGGTACAACCGGAGCTGCCAGTTCTGAAGAATAATGATCAGCGTAAGGAATGGGCGGAAAATTACAGGGCCTGGGGCGAATGGTACTATGATGAGCATATCGATTGTCACTATTACAAATTCGATTTCCCGAACGGGGACCGATTAGTAGTTGAAGAATATCGGGACAGAGAATATTACTGGTCAGCTAGCAAGAAAGACGAAAAGCATTATCATCTGCTGCAAATGCATAAGCCGGCTTATGAGAGAAACAAGATTTTTGAACAGAAATACGTGCATCAAACCGCTAGCATGACAGAGATTGTCGATTATCTGAAAGACCTACAGAAGAAGGGAGCCTGATATGGACTACGACAAGAAGTTAATTGAAAAGGCCAAGGCTTCCAACTGTAAGATCTGCTTTGAGCATATCACGGAACCCGAGGCGGACAATATGGAATTTCAGGCAACCAAAACTAGCCGGGGGGGGGTACTGCTTTGTACATACCCGGTGTTTAAAAAAGGAGTATAAGGAGGTCAGATAGATGCAGAACACATTAGGAGATTTGAACAACCACTGATTCGCTCAGCTGGAGCGATTGAATGACGAAGGTTTAAAAGGCGAGGAACTTCAAGAGGAAATCGGCAGGGCCAAGGCAATCAACGATGTTGCATCCCGGATTATATCAAATGCTTCTGTGGTGCTGCAGGCTAAGAAATTGCAGGATGATCATATGAATGCGGATGTTAAGATGCCTAAGATGCTGGAGGGTTGATATGTGGAAGTATCCGGATGAAGTAGTGCAATTTATAGCCGATAATGTATCCGGTAGAACAGCAAGGGAATTGGCAGAACTCACGAATGCTGCATATGGTACGTCTTTCACAGAGAGTAGCATGAAATCATATAAATCCAATCACGATCTGAAAAGCGGTACCCAATGCGGATTACCTGCCGGCAGACCAACGGAGCGATACCCGGAAAACATTCGAAGATATATCGAGGAGAAACATGTAGGAATTGGACCAGGTGAGATGGCCGCTTTACTCAATCAGACATTTGATACCAACTATACAACAAAGCAGATCAAGGGATATTATGCAAATCATAAAATAAATAGCGGATTGACAGGACATTACCAAAAGGGTCACATACCAGAAAATAAAGGGAAACCGAAGTTTTGGGTTGGTGGCGAGGAAACGCAATTTAAGAAAGGTCAAAAGCCTCACAATTACATGCCGGTCGGATCTGAGAGGGTTAATACAGATGGGTACCATGATGTAAAGATTGCCGATCCAAATAAATGGAGAGCAAAGCACGTTCTGCTATGGGAAGAACATAACGGTCCGGTACCCAAAGGACATAAGCTTATATTTGGTGACGGAGATAAAAATAATGTGAGCATCGATAATATTATACTGGTAACCAATAGTCAAATGGCTGTGTTAAATCATTTTAATCTGATTCAGAGAGATGCAAATTTGACCCGAACAGGAATTGCTATAGCAAATATTAAAACAAAAATCAATGAGAGGAAGAGGAATAATGGGAAAACGAAGTCGAAGCAGCCTATGCAGTCCTCAGGAAGCAAAACAGTTCACTCAGGTTAGTTACGATAGAATTATCAAGGAATCAAAAGCAGAGTCATCATCCCCGATATCGATAATCACTCCTGTATCACGAGAACTTCCGGAAGGTATCCGCGTTAGACCATGTTGGAGCTGTGATTGTGTAGGCGAGAAAGGTTACTGTCAAAACTATTTTCTATATGCAGTACTGAGAGATAGGTGTAGTTTGCCGGTGAAAGGAGCTTTCAAGGATGAATAAGCCAATCTGCATAGCCAAGAAAGCAGGTATAGTCACAGAACGAGGCAAGGCTAGTATCGAATGGTACAAAGACGGAAAACCGCAATACTATTGTTACGGATATATGGATAAGAGAACGGAATATTACATAGAAGCATGTAGAAATTGCAAAAATAATGTGATTTATGCACAGGATGATATGAATAAACACGAGGAAGGAGCTGTCAAGGATGAATAATCAAGAAATCGAAAGCGCAATCAATGTACTGGACGGAAATGTTGAAGGTTTTGAAAATTTACTTCAAAATCAATCAGACCATCCGATGAGAGGACCGATAGAACATCAAATAGATTGCTTGAAATTAGCAATATCCGCGCTTCGTCTGCAATTAAATAATGGATGGATACCAGTATCAAGCGGTAATCTACCGGGAAGATATGAGAGAGTTCATGTGTATGTCACTCTTAAGCATGTCGAAGGACAACATGAATTTACTGCAAAAATGATTTGGTGGCTTGGGAAATTTCAATGGGCAAACGGCAAAGAGATATCAGAGAAATATAAAATTATCGCATGGATGCCTGAACGATCTCCAGAGGCATACAAGGAGGTATAAGATGGTAGGAGCAATTGAGTTTTTACGGAAGGCAAAGGCAATATGTAAAAGCAGAGATAGCATAGATGGAAAATGTTTTTACTGTCCTGTAATTAGTCTCTGTGCGGACGCACTAACAGCAGTTGATGAAGCCGACCTTGTACGCAAGGTAATGGATTACCAAATTAACCAACCGTCCAAATCTTCCGAGTGACATCAAAAATTAACACTATGCTGTTCCTCAACCCATAAGCATCATAAGTACATTCAAATGTCATGATAAAGTTAAATTCTTTCCGCATATACGATGAACGCACCTTGAACGTGAATTTTTCACAGCGGTCGTCTTCGATGCGAAAGAAATCGACTCTCATCTTGCCTTCAGTGTTTACGGTAGCAATCACTTCCACTGGGTGTCCGGTGGGATGCTTAATGGATGGCCGATGGTCGGGTTGAAGGAATGGCATAGTATCACCTCATAGAAATTTGTAATATAATTATAGAACAAATGTTTGTATTTTGCAATGGGAAGTAGAGTAAATTAAGATTTAGTTCACCAAGAATTGACTAAATCATATAAAAATGTAAAGGAGTTGATAAAGTGTCAAAAATTAAAGCTATTGCTGGAGCATTCGGAATGTCAGTAACAGATTTTGTGAAATTTACAGGATATTCAAGACAAGCATTATATCAGGCACTGGACGGAGCCAATGGGGTATGTACTCCTAGATTAAAAGCTACGATAGATCATCTTAAGTTTGCCAGCGAGTCAATGCACAATCAGGACATTTCCGAAGCACGTATTCAGAAAAATATTAGAGATAAAGCAATTGGAGAATTGGAGAAGTTTCTTGGTATTCCTGATCCGGATGAAGATGATGTACATGTGATAGCGATCGGAAGAAGATCACGTTGCTAGATATGATTTAGAACATATAGAACAAAATTTAGATTTACCAATCCATCCGGTAAGTCCGGTATAGCTGATAAGGAGGCTTATATGATAATTGACACAGAACCATGTGAAAGTTGTGATTTTTCTCAGGCAGTTTGCGGAAACGATATTGAACTATGTATGATGAACCGCAAGAATAAAGCCGATTATGGCATCAACCCTGCTAACTCACTGGAATACAAAGATGATGAATTAAGACAGTTTGTGGATGCTGAAAGAAGTGATATGAAAAGAGAATTTAAGAATGTCCGGTATAGATGATAAGGAGGAAAATATGATAAATGGTTCATGCAAAAGAAAAGTTGTGAAATCTGAATTACTCCCAATATCATCATGTGTCTGTTACTGGGGTTCTGTTTCACTACACTGTATATACTACCCACAGACAGGTGGGGTTAGATACAGAATTATTTCAAACCAAGAAGAAGTTCTTCAAACGAATTATCTTGAAGTAGCAATCATTAAATACAATGAGTTAACTGACTAAACTGTAATTTATCTGACTTATTCAGAAGGGAGAAACCATCATGACTCAGCAAAGACGTTACGAAGAAGATATTGCACAGATGAAATACATAGATGAATGGTTTAAACGAAAAGAGGAAAGGAAAGCGAAACGGAGGAAGTTGTTTAACAGGTTGTTCACAAGACGGAAAGGAAGCGCAGCAGAATGAGCTATGAAGATATCTGCAGGAAGGTGCAGTCAGAAATATTTTACTATGAGCATAAATTCGGGAAGAAGCCAAACTGTATTGTCCTAGGCGAAACTATTTACAATACAGTCAAATATGGTACCTCGGTTGTGGCGCGTGGAAGAGATATACCGCTTGATCTGTTTGGTATTCCGATAACGGAAGATCACCAAAGGAGAGAAGTCATCCTGGTAGGGTACATGTCGGAATTAAATAATTAAACCATGATTTAACAATCGAAAGGAGCATTATTATGATTTGGGTAGCAGCTATTGTATTGATGATATGTCTTACCGTGATGGATACCAATGATAAGAAGTACGGAAAGAAGGAATCTGATAAATGAGATCTGAGCGATGTGAAAAGTGCCCTCATGAACATACGGAGAGATGCGAAACCTGTAATCCAAATGAAGAGGCACATAATGATCTAGATGATTTGATGTATGATATCGGAGAAAAATTTCTGGAACTTCGTGCAGCTGTAAGAAGGAGATATTTCGGGATCCATTCTGATGCACAGGTAAAAGAGGCAGCAAAAAGATTATCTGAAAACTGTAAACAGCTGACAGAACTAATGGATGAAGGAGGAACAGGGAATGCAGAGATTGATATACATGGTTGATATTGACGAGGAAGTATATGAACTTGAGGGGCTTCTTGATGCTTTAGATGCAACTATACAAGAGTCTACAGATTGCGGTGTTATTCGAAGCCGGATAGAATCGTCAGCTGAAATTTGTGAAAACGGAGAATGGGAGGACAATGAGGATGAATAATAGAGAGTTGTTAGAGCAGGCAGATCGAAGAATTGCCGAGATAGAGGATATTAAGGGAATCCGAAAAAGCATAGAAGATTTAGGCTTGCTAAATGACATGCTTAACAATGCGATTACTTTAATCATTTTACGGCAAGGGGGAATGGAGGAGAGGTTGGATACCTGGCTAGAAGGAGACGAATATAGAGAGCTTAAAGGCGTAGTCGAAAGCAATTTGAATGAGTGCATGCAAAAGCGAATCACGAAGCTGGAACAGCTTCTCGGAATTCAGAAGCCGATATCCATAGCAATTGATACATCGTCTGTATCCGTTGATCAGGTAACTGAAAAGCTGACCGAGATCCTTAAGACAGAAGCCGACTTGATTGAAACTCTTCCTGAAGATAAATCCTTGGATAAATATCCGGCACGCAAGAGTAGACCAGACACTTATCCTGCAGATATGACTTATGAGTCGGTTAAAGAGCTGTATATTGATAAGGGAATGAAGATAACGGAAATCGCTAATCATTTCGGTGTTACATATGCCAAGGCAAGCGGCTTTATCTCAAGTCATAAACTTACAAGATCAAGACAGGAACAGCCTACGCAGGAAAAGCTGCAGAAACAACCCGACGATAAGGAGCGTCCCTGAAGTACTGAGAATTCAGAGCGATTCTGAACACTGCCGGATCTGCAGTAGGGAAATTGACTTCAGTAAGAATGTAACCAGAAATATGTGGCCATATCAATATAAGCGCAGGCGTAAGGGCAAGACCGAGACAGTATATTGTTGCAACCGGGAACATTTCTTAGCTGGTAAAGCTAAGGATGCATAGAGGGACGGTGATCAAATGAATCAAGCAACCGCTGATGAGTTAATAAGCAAGGCAGTTAAAACAGCTATCAAGGAATACAACAAGGAACAGAAGGCAGAGAAGAAGAGGAAAGCCCTTCACAATACTAAGATGCTGCTTAAGAATTATGACAAGATTAAGAACAGCATTGAGGAAGCAATATCCGAAGCAAATCAATTAGATCAGGATACTATATCTTACAATGATGATGAAGAGGTGTACATCAATAGTATCCGAAGAAGCAAACTGAAGAGTCTTATAGTAATCTCTCACATTGACAGGGCATTGGAACTTGCAAGAATTGAATATAAGCAAAAAGATATGCTGTATAAATACGACGCCCTGTATGATTGCCTAATTAGTGGAGTGAGCTATGAGGCTGAAGCTGAAAAACTAAATACAAGTACTATATCAGTAAGAAGATGGATTACTGATGTTACAAAAGATCTCAGTATAAGGATTTTTGGTTGTGACGGCGTAGAAATCATGTGATAGAAACATGATAAAAAGATGATATTTTCATGTTATTTATCATGTGATAACATAGTAGCGTAGAAGGTTGACAGAAACCTCCGGTGGCTGCTTGGCTGAATAAGTCGGCAGCTGCTTCACCTCTGGACCGACACAGAGGAATCGTTCATTACTCCTTTCATGATATGGTTGCCGGGTGTCATAGCTCGGCAGCTGATTATCCGCTCAATAAAATCGCTTTTACCTGGGCGGAGAAGAAACCTATCCCAATACCCCCTCATAAGAAAGGCATTCAGAGTTGTCCGGCATGACCGAATTCTGAGTGCCTTCCACGACAAATATCAGAGCCGAAATGGCCATAAGATAATTCAAAGCCTGCGAGAGTGCAGGTAGGCACCGGAGACTTAGATCTCGTAACGGTGCCTTTTTACAGTAATTACATAATGACTTATTCAGTTAAGATTGATAAAATACAAGTACGTCAAAACTGAATATGGGGTGAGTTTTATGTTTGCGGTATTAGTACTTGCAATGGTTTTATTCATCGTGGTTGCTATTAAAGAGTAATTGCGGTGCGCCAACAGTCATTATGATGTTGGTTGCAAGTATTAACGGAAGTATAAAACTATACCAAAATATAAGCATCCTTCGGGGTGCTTTTCTTATACCCAAAATAAACACGATTGAGAGGTGGGATGCATGGCAAGGGCACCGGATGAAAGATATAGTGAAGCATATAATCTTTTCCGATCTGGAAAGAAATTAATTGAAATAGCTAATCAATTAAATCTTCCAGAAGGTACGGTCCGAAGATGGAAAAGTACTCATAATTGGGAAGACGAACGCTCGGATAAAAAAAGCGAACGTTCGGATGGTGTATCGTGGATTGAGATTGAGAAGGAATATGTAACTGATATTCGAAAGAGCCCATTCACATTAAAAGATTTAAGTAAAAAATATAATTTGGATTATGATTACTTAAGGCAGTATGCAGCTTCTAATGATTGGAAGGACAAGCGATTGAAATATATCACAAAGGTATCACAAAAAGCGGTTGAGAGATCCGCCGACAAAGATGCCGATCGGATATTGAGATTGTTAGCCATCGCTGACACAGCTGCTTCCAAGGCTGAGCAATCACTTAATGAGCTCGAGACTTATCTGGTTACAAATAAGAAAAAGACCAAAATAATTGAATACAAGGATGCATCTGCACCGGGAAAACCCACAAAAGAGGTCGTTGATGAAGAAGAGAGAATAGAAACAACTACCGGTCCTATAGATAGACAGGGCCTTCTTTTTGTTACCTCTTCTCTTAAAAACATTAAGGATCTCTATGCAATTACAAACACTGCCAAAATGCAAGAACATACAATCGATATGGACAATAAGAAACTAGAGCTCGCAAAGGCAAAGGCACAGCTTAACGATAACAACGATATCGTTGAAGATGATGGATTCCTAGATGCTCTTTCTGGAAAGGTTGATGAGATATGGTCGGAAGAATAAAACAGGCTATATTTAAATTTAAACCATTTTCAATTAAGCAGCTCAAAGTGTTAACCTGGTGGCTACCGAATTCACCGATGCATGATAAAGACGGTATTATTGCCGATGGAGCTATCCGATCCGGTAAGACGTTGTCTATGTCACTGTCATTCGTTATTTGGGCTATGACAGCATTCACTAATCAGAACTTCGGTATGTGTGGTAAAACAATCGGTTCCTTCCGGAGAAACGTATTATTCTGGCTGAAGCTTATGCTCCGGTCTCGGGGATATGGAGTTGTTGATCATAGGGCTGATAACCTCCTAGTGGTAACCAGGGGAGAAAAAACAAATTACTTTTACGTATTTGGTGGTAAAGACGAGCGGTCACAGGATCTGATACAAGGTATCACCCTGGCAGGCTGCTTTTTTGATGAAGTTGCACTGATGCCGGAATCCTTTGTTAATCAAGCGACCGGTCGTTGTTCTGTTGACGGTTCGAAATTCTGGTTTAACTGCAATCCGGACGGACCATATCACTGGTTTAAGCTTAACTGGATAGATAAGATATTCGAAAAGAATTTGCTTTATCTGCATTTCACAATGGATGACAACCTGAGTCTTTCGGAGAAGATTAAGGCGAGATACCGATCGATGTATTACGGAGTGTTCTATCAGCGATACATATTAGGATTATGGGTAGTTGCTGAGGGCGTCATCTATGATATGTTCGATCGGGCAAAACATACAGTCAAGGAGCTTATCGACCTAATTACAGATACTTATTATGTGAGCATTGACTATGGTACTCAGAACGCTACCGTATTCCTTTTATGGTGTAGAAATCGCGGTGGTAAGTGGATCTGCATTAAAGAATATTACTATTCCGGCCGGGATGAATCAGAGCAGAAAACAGACACTGAATATGCTGATGATCTGGCCAAGTTTCTCGGAGGAATTAAGCCCAAAGCAGTTATTGTAGATCCTAGTGCAGCATCATTTATTGCTGAACTAAGAAAAAAGGGATACACGATCAGGAAGGCTAAGAACGATGTTCTTGACGGTATCCGTTTTGTAGGCACTCTCTTGAACAAAGAGCTAATTGCATTCTCTGAAGAGTGCAAGAATACCATCCTGGAATTCAATAGTTATATATGGGATATCAAGGCGTGCGAACGGGGTGAAGATAAGCCATTAAAACAGCATGATCATGCCATGGATGCAGTTAGATATTTCTGCTATACGATAATCTTTAAGGGTAATGGTATTACGATTCTGAAGTAAAAATCACACTAATACTAAACATTTTCATAGACGAAAATCACGAATGCCGTAAAATAAAGGCTTTGCGGGTTTTAACTATTGCACGAAACTACAATTTTGCGAATAATTCATAGAAAAGGGGTGGATGAGTGGATTTTATAAATAACATCAATGAGCTTACTACCGAGGAGCTAATCAAGATCTACATAGATGAATGGGAAGCATCCAAAGAGCGTAGGCTTATGATCTCAGGCGAAAAATATTACATAGTTGAGAATGAGGAGATCCTCTCCCGGGAGATGTACCGCTATGAGAATGAGAAGAAGGTAAAGGATGAGACCAAAGCCAATCATAAGCTGGCTCATGGTTTCATGCATGAATTTGTTGACGATAAAGTCAACTATCTCCTGGTTAAGCCTTACACAATGGCGTGCAAGGATGAGACTTATCTGAAAAAGGTGCAGGAGATACTGGGGAAGCGGTATCAACACAGACTTGCACAGCTGGGAACTGAGACTTCTAACAAGGGTATTGCATGGACATATGAATATATCGATTCCAAGGGCAATAAGAGGACTATGAAGGTTCCAGCAGAACAATGCATCCCTTGGTGGACTGATAATGATCATGAAGAGCTGCAGGCTATGATCCGATATTATCAGATTGAAAATTATGAAGGTAAAGAAAAGAAATACATTACCAAAATTGAGATGCATTATCCGGATGGGGTTGAGTACTACGAAAAGACCAGTGAAGGGGAAATCATCCTGGATGCAGAAAAGTATCTCAGCTCTTCAGATGATAGTAGCATACGCCTGCCGCATTTTTTAATTGAAACAGAGTCAGGATCCTGGGATCGTGTTCCTTTCATTCCATGGAAGAATAATGACTTAGAGCTGCCAGATCTGCAATTTGTTAAGACGCTAATAGATGAATATGATATATCCCGATCGGATGTAGGTAACCTCCTCGAGGAGATAAAGCAAATTATCTATGTCCTCCGTGGATATGGCGGTGAGAGCCTGTCTGACTTCGTTAGAGACTTAGCTTATTATCACGGTATCCAAGTTGATGCAGATGATAATTCCGGTGTTGATAAGTTGGAACATACCGTCAATATTGATGCAGCCGATAAGCATTACCAGCAGCTGCTTAAAGATATCTATCGATTCGGTCAGGCGGTTAACAAAGAGCAAGATAAGCTTGGTACAGCTCCTTCGGGTAAAGCACTTGAATTCCTTTATTCCGGACTGGATCTGAAGTGTAATGCTATTGAAGACAGCTTCAAGTGGTCATTTGAACAGCAGCTATATTTTATTAATAAATATCTCGAAGTGACCAAGGATGCAGTCAAGCCGTCCGATGTAGAGATAGGCATCGTATTTAACAGAGATCAGGCAGTTAATGAAACCGAGGTTATCACGAACTGTAAAAACAGTAAGATGATTATATCTAATCGTACTATTGTTAAAAATCATCCATGGGTTGAAAATCTCGAGGAAGAATTAAAGCAGATCGAGAGTGAAGGAGAGCTGCCGGAAGATGATATGCTTAACCAAAATAAAAAGGATTTGGAGGCGAATAAGTAATGTCTGATTTACTATTAACGGTAACAGGAAAGCACTTGGAGCTAACCAATTCAACCGACATTATTGCCGGTGAAGTAAATGCTACCAATTGCGTATTCACCTTCGATTCCGATTGGGATGGATGTACTAAGACGGTAGTATTCTACTCGGATCCAATCCATAAGAAATATATTGTACTTACCTCTAATACCTGCCCGATTCCATGGGATGCTTTGCTGACTACTGGCACGCTGCAGATCGGTTTGTTTGGCGTCAAGGCGGACATGTTGATACCAACCAATTATGTGGAGCATCAGATTACCGAGGGGGCTCATTCGGAAAACACTGCCCCTCCGACCGAGGATGTTTATCTGCAAATCGTCAATATTATGGTGCAGCAGGGAGTGGATGCACAGACCGCAACTGACAAGGCTGATGAAGCTGCTGCCAGTGCTTCAGCTGCTGAGTTGTCTAAAGCTTCTGCGGAAAATAGCAGAATTGATGCGGAAGCTGCCAAGTTAAGCGCTAAGGCATCAGAGGATGTAGTGAAGGCATTGCATGAGGACATTGTCAATAATTATGATACCTCTGCTTTGGCTCCAATTGTGGCACAGCATACGTCGTCATTGGCACAAAAAGTGACACAAGCCGAATTCAATGCCAAGTTTGGCAGCATTGCTGGAATGTTTACTTTTAAAGGCTCTGATACATGGACTAATATATCAGCTAAAACAGGTATGGTTGCAAATGACTGTTGGTATGATACAACAAATAATCGTTATGCAGCCTATAATGGGAACACATGGGTAACTAACATAGGCAATATAAATCTTGGGAGCGGTTCGGTCACGCCGGATAAGGCTTCTTTTATTGTTTCAGACGGAATATATCCCCAACTTATAGATGTATCAAACATATTGACTGGTAAAAACCCTGAATTTA